AGGTGCATCGCATCGGAGTCATCCGCGATGCGGGCCTGACAGAGCACATCAAGCGCTCATCCACCATCGCCAGCAATCGGCACCGAGCCCAGAAGCGTCTGGGTCATGACGTCCACGCCATTCCGGGTGCGCCCAGGCCCAAGCCCGCACCTAAGCCAAAGAAGGCGCCGGCCGCCCCGAAGCCAGAGCCCTCCATCCTCTTCAAGGTCGGACAATATGGCCACCTGCCTGTGATGGATGCGGTGATGCCGATCGACGCGGCGCCAGTGTCCTTTCTCCTGCGCGGTCCCTGCCAATGTTCTTGGTCCATAGGTCCAGCCGACCAGCCTGAAACCGCCGAAAGCCTTGTCTGCGGCGCTCGGGCAGAGGAGGGGCGACCGTACTGCTCCACCCATACCCTGAGAGCCCAGCGCCCTGGCGGCAAGCCCTTCCGCGCCACTGACGAATTCCTCGACCAGTTGGACAAGGCTCTGATGCGCGCCAACGCCCTCAAGATGCGGAGCGCCGCGTAATGCCCAGCCCTAATCCGCTCACACCCAACCCCGGCTGGACTGACGCTCGTGTCGGCGAACTCAAGCGCCGATGGATAGCTGGAGAGTCGGCCTCCTTCATCGCCAAGGCCCTGGGCGGCGTCTCGCGATGCGCCGTCATCGCCAAGGTCTACCGCCTGGGCATGACGTCAGATTACCGTGCGCCAGTCAGCGCGCCAGGAACGAGAGAGCGGGCGCTGATCTGCCAGCTAGAGGCCAAACCCCCGGCTGACCGGACGCCTAAGCCCACACCAAAGACCAGTAAGGTTACCGCTCCGCACACCAGTCTGATGCCGGTTTCAGTGCGTGTTTCGAGCGATGGACGTCGGCTTTATCAGCTACCGCCATCCGTTGCACTGCCACAGACCCCACCGTCAAACACAGGCCTCGGAAAGCCCTGGCTTGAGCGTGAACCCGGCGAATGCAACTGGCCCGTCAGTGGAGAGGGCGCAGACACCCGATACTGCTGCCAACCGATCCTAAAGGGAAGCTGGTGCAAATCGCATCATAAAAGTGGCCACCAGCCCGCGACAGGCTGGTTCTCCGACAAGGCCATCGCCAAGGTCGTCCAGAAGGCGAGCGCGGCATGAACGCCCGGCCCCAATACGCCTCAGCCGATGGCGACGACCTCGAGCGCCTCGAAGCCCGTGCTCGCCAGAAGGTCCGCGAATACGCCGACGCTGCTGGAGATCACAAGGCCATCACCCTCATCGTCTCGTTGCTGAGAACCTACCAGACCCGAGAGACCCAACGCATGAGGTCTCGCAGATGACCGAAGACGTCTGGATCGATGGCCGCGTCTTTCGCGTGCAAGGTGAAGTCGCCGCTCACGTCAAATTCCTGTCCGATCTGAACAGCCGCTTTGCGAGCCAACTCGCGGCAAGGGCTGAGCAGGTAGGCCGTATGCAGGCCCGTCTTGACGCCCACAAGGTCACCCGATGGACCCCGGCGCTCAAGGAGGCCGTTATCTATCGCGCCCGGCTTGGCGAGGTCGAGCGCCGCGCCGTTATGATCGCCTTCGACCTATCCAGTGAAGAACTGGATGCATGGGAATCCGCCTTAGAGGCGCGTGGTCCTAGAGGTCTATCGACCGCTTCCCTGACATTTCATCGGGGAGGGCGGACAATATGAGCCGTTTCCGTCGTGAAGTCATCGGCAACGCAACGCTCTATCTCGCCGACTGCCGGGAAATTCTGCCCACACTCTCGGATGTCGATGTTGTCGTCACCGACGCGCCGTACTTGGTCACTTCTGGTGGCTTTGGAGCGCTTGAAGGCGGCTTTGGCGGCTGGATCAAAGATGCCTACGATAACAAGGGCGCCATCGTCGACTGCGATCTTGATTGGGCCGATTGGCTTCCGCTTATCCCGCCAGTGTTGGCGGCTAACGCCCAAGTCTACCTCTTTTCCAATGACCGCAACCTGCAGGCCGCGCGCGGTGCGGCGGAAGCGGCTGGTCTGATCTTCCACCGTCTTTTGGTTTGGGACAAGCGCGCCGCGCTCCCGAACCGCTGGTATCAGCAAACCTGCGAGTTCGTCCTCTTCATGCGGAAGGGGAAGGCCTTTATGATCAACAACCCGTCGTCGAAATCGCTTCAATCCATCTTCCAGCGCGACGAGACTGCGCACCCGACCGAAAAGCCCGTGGGGCTTTGCCAGCTCTATATCGAGAACTCCACCAAGCGCGACGGTCTGGTCCTGGATCCATTCTGCGGATCAGGCACGACCGGCGTAGCGGCCCTTCGCGCCGGTCGTCGGTTCATCGGCATTGAGAAGACCGATCAGTGGTTTGACGTCGCATGTAAACGCCTGGAATCGGCGCTAGCGACCCCGACCATGTTCGACAAAATCGACCAACTAACAGAGCAATCGAACCTGTTTGAAGGTGATGCGGCATGACCCCTCAAACAGCCTACACCCTAGGCGCTATAGCCAGCATAGCCCCAACAACCCTGCTGATCTGGGCTGCGCATGATGTGTTCCGACTGCTCCGCGAGCATCGCAAAAACCGCCTCAGAGCCGATGCCGAACGCGCTGCGATGCGCGAAGGACTTCGCCGCGAATGGCTCATTGTCGAAGCCGAACACCTTGAGCGTCAGCGTCAGGAGCTAGCTGCAGAGCTCTCCGCTGCCCCTGCCAATCAAGCCCGAGCAGCCATCAAACCCGCATTGACCGAAGCCACTCATAAGGCCCTTCGGATGGCGACGGGGAGGGGTGCTTGAGCTTCGCCCCCGTCATTGCGCCGACAGTGGACCCAAAGCCTCCCGGCCCTCCGCACAATATCGAAGCCGAGCAGGCCCTCCTGGGCTGCGTCTTGTTCGACAATGGCGCTCTTGAGAGGCTGGGCGACTGGCTTAAGCCAACCCACTTCTATGAGCCGTTTCATTCACGCCTGTTCGCAGAGATCCAAAAGCGCGTTCAGAAGGGCCAGCTTGCGGAGCCGATCGTTCTTATTGAGCGGTTTGGGCGAGATGATGCCTTCGCCGAACTGGGCGGCGTCCAGTATCTAGCGGACCTGGTCGATCGCGCGCCGCCGCCCGCTGGGGTTCGAGATTATGCACGCACCGTCCGGGATTTGGCGACGCGTCGAGAACTCATCCGGATTGGCGGCGATATCGCCACTGTCGCGACCGATCCAAAAGCCGACGCCTCCCCCAACGAACAAATCGAGGCGGCTGAGACGATGCTCTACGATCTCGCCGAGCATGGCTCTGCGGGAAGTGGCTTCACAGCCTTCGATGCGGTTCTCGCAAAATCTCTTGAGTCCACCGCTGCGGCCTTCAGCCGGGACGGCAAGCTCGCCGGCCTGTCCACGGGCCTGGCCGACCTCGACCAGAAGCTAGGCGGACTGCATCCGTCCGATCTGTTGATCATCGCTGCCCGCCCATCGATGGGTAAGAGTGGATTGGCCAGCAATATCGCCTTTCATGTGGCGAGAAACTACGCGTTCGAGCTTCAGCCTGATGGTTCCCGAAAGACAGTATCGGGCGGTGCGGTCGCCTTCTTCTCTCTCGAAATGTCGGACGAGCAGCTCGGCAATCGCATCCTGGCCGAAGTGTCTGGCGTCTCGTCCGACAAGATGCGCAAGGGCCAGATCACCGCGCATGACTATGGCATGATCCGCGATGCGGCGTTCGAGATCCAATCCTCGCCGCTCTACATCGATGACACCGGCGGCCTGTCTATCGGACAACTGGCGGCCCGCGCACGGCGCATGAAGCGCACCACAGGCCTTGACCTCATCGTCGTGGACTATCTGCAGCTCGTCACCACGGGCCACGCCAGCAAGTCCGAGAACCGCGTGCAAGAGGTGACCATGATCACCCAAGGCCTCAAGGCCCTCGCAAAAGAACTGGGCGTTCCCGTCATCGCCCTATCTCAGTTAAGCCGACAGGTTGAGCAGCGCGAGGACAAGCGGCCTCAGCTCTCGGACCTGCGGGAATCCGGATCGATCGAGCAAGACGCCGACGTGGTCATGTTCATCTATCGAGAGGAATATTACCTGAGCCGCGAAGAGCCTCGCGAAGGGTCGGACGCCCACCATGAGTGGACGGCCAAGATGGATGAGGCCCGCGGTAAAGCCGAACTCATCATTGGTAAGCAGCGCCACGGGCCGATTGGCACGGTCAAACTGCACTTCAACGAAGACCTGACCAAGTTCGGCAACCTCGCAAGAGAGGGTCATTTGGCCGGCCGCACACCGTATCGGAGAGAGGACTGATGGGTCGGATTAGATCAGTGCACCCGAGCCTTTTCACCGATGAAGCTTGGGTCGCTTGCTCGCCGTTTGCTCGATTGCTCTACATCGGATTGTGGACTGACGCCGACGATCAGGGGGTTTTCGAATGGAAACCTACCCAGATCAAAATGCGATTGTTCCCCGGCGACGATGGGATTGCCATGATTTCGCTGTTGTCAGAACTGGCGGCGGCGGAGCTGATCGCATCGTTTGAACACGATGGCCGGAAGTACGGAGCGATCAAAACTTTTCAGAAATTTCAACGCCCTAAGAAGCCAAACGCACTTCATCCGCTTCCTATGGAATGGCGCAAATATGTGTGCGCCAAGGAACCCCAACAGGAAACTGAGGGGGAAACGGTTCCGAACCTGGGGGGAACCGTTTTGGGATGGAGGATGGAGGATGGAGAGGAGGGGGAAGAAGAACCCCCCAACCCCCCGAGGGGGGAGGCGGAATTCAAACTCGCTTTGTTGGCCTATCCATCGATTGGCCTGGAGAACGTCGGCGAGGCCACCATGTTCGCCGCCTGGGTTGCCGAGCTAGAAAATGTCTCGCCCGTAGGCCTCTTGGCAGCGGTTCGGTCATTCGCCGCTGGCGAGTACGCCAAGACCGGCGGTCGGCCCAAGCGGTTCGACCGCTGGCTGGCTAGCGGCGCCTACGCCCGCCACATTCCACAATCCCGCGCTGGCCCAGCATGGACTGGGCCGCCCGAAGTTCGTGAAGCCCTCGCAGCCGAGCCTCGTGGCGAAGGCTGGGCCAGGACTTGGTTGGACCGTTGTCTGTGGCGAGACCTTCCCGACCGCGCCGTTGTCACCACAAGCCCAACCACGGCTGACCGACTGCGCCGAGAGGCTGGGGAAGTCTTCGAGCGATTGGGTGTCGCTGTCGTGCTTGAGGCTGTCGCATGAGAGGCTTCCTATCCGAGGACGTCCAGAAGTCCGACCTCGTCGACATCACCGCCGAACTACGCCGTGAAACCGAGAAGGCCTGGCTGGTCTTCGACGGCTCCAAGGAGGTCTGGCTTCCGAAGTCCCAGGTCGAGCGGGAGCGGAACGTGTTCACGATGCCGAGTTGGCTGGCTGGCGAGAAGGGGCTGAACTGATGAGCCCCGACGAAATCGCCACGCTTCTCGAATCCATCGCGGACAGGATTGAGCTAGCCGTTTTCGATCCGTCCACCCACGTGCCTGTCAGCGGCGAAAAGATCGCCTTCACCACTGCAGCGGTGCTGCGGGAAGTTGCTGGGGAGGTCGCCGCATGAACCACCTCTCTCCGTCCAATTTCCAGTTTAGGGGGCAAGCCTTGAACCAGCTTTCACCGTCCACACCGGTCCAGTTTCACAAGGGGCAATCGATGTCGAAGAAGCCAATCTACAAGCCGGTCGATCCCGCCGTGGTTGCCCTGAGCGAGGCGGAGAAGCGGGGCGACCCGGCGAAATGGGGCGTCAACGAGGATAACCTGCGCCTGGCCGCGAACAGCGAAGTGACAGTCGAAGGCGAGACGCGCACCAACGTCAAGCGGGCTATGCGCTGGGATGTCTTTGCGATGATGTTGAGCCGCAAGGCTATCACCCGGGCAGCGCATGATGCTATTCGGCGCCTGCAGCGAGACTTGGCCATCCTCCACCGAACGCAAGGGGCCAGCGACGCCATTCGCACCATCGGATCTATCGCCCCCGACCCAGGCGGAATGAGCGTCACGCGTATCGAGGCTGGCGAACGCATCCGCTATGCCATCGCTCGGCTCCCGACTTGGCAGGCCAGGATGCTGATTGAGCTGGCGGGTGTGGAGGCTGTGGATGGTCGATCTCTCGCCGATCCGCTTGTGTGTCTCCACACCGACGGCCCAACGATCATCCGCAGCAGCGAGCCGAACTGGCAAAAGATCGTTCGCCGACACACGGGCGAGATAAACCGACTTCGTATGGCGGATCGCCTACGTGAAGCCGCCGAGGCCCTGGCCTCCACCTATGTGGAAATCGACAATGAGCCACGAAGGGCAATGGCTTGACGTGACTGACAAGCTGGAGTAGTAGGCATTATCGCATAAGCGCGTCCGAGGCCCTGGCTAACCGCTAGGGCCTTTGTCGTTTCAGACAGTCAGGAGAGTGCGCTCATGCCGACTTCTGAAGCCGAAGCCAAGCGGATCGAATGGCTTGCTGAACATCCTGGCGAGCCATTCCCGGATGACGAGAGCGAAGCGCCTGAGCAAGAGCAAGATCCCGAATGACCAGACCCGCGCCGCAACTCGTAACTGAGACCCAGGCCCCCGCACCGTGGTTTCTCGCCACCGCGATGCTCGTCGGAGCTAATGGCAAGCACACCGCGATTTCCTCGGTCACCCCCGGCGAAGACATCCGGCAGGTCCGATCCGACTTCATCGACCACCTGCTCGGAAACCACGCTCAGCAAGGTTGGGCCATCCTTGAAGTCAACGTCACCCCCCTTGATGGGCTGGTGATCACGCGGGCTGAGGCGTCAGCCGCGACACAGGACTGATCGAAGCGATATGGCCGACGACATCGAGAAGCACGCAGGGGGGCGCCCGAGTAAGTACGAAGAACGCTTCTGCGACCTGCTGATCGCCGATATGGCCGAGGGCTTCAGCGTCAGCGCATTCGCCGGCTCGATTGGCGTATGCCGCGCCACGATCAACGTGTGGGCGAAAGAACACCCAGAGTTTTTAGAAGCGCTCTCGTGCGGCAAGGCCAAACGCCTCCGTTTCTGGGAGCAAACCGCGATCAGCGTCGCGGCCAAAGGCACTGGCGGCCCTGGTGCCGCCAGTGTCATCACCTTTGGCCTCAAGAACATGGGTGACGACGAATGGACCGACACAACCAAGCATGATGTCGGCGGGAAAGTCGCGCACGAACACGTCTTCCGACTGGAGTTCGTAGATGGGCTCCCTGGCGGAGACGAGGGTCCAGATCCCGAAGGCGTTCCAGTTCCTCTATAGCGGCTCAGCCCGCATTCGAGCGGCCTACGGCGGTCGCGGTTCCGGCAAGTCTCACGCCTTCGCTCAGGCTCTCATCCTGAAGGCCGCGCAGAGCCCGAAGCGCATCCTCTGCGCTCGCGAAATCCAGCTTTCGATCAAGGAGTCGGTCAAGAAACTCCTGGACGACAAGATCGAGGCGCTCGGATTGAACGGCTCGTTCACGTCGACTGACACCGAGATCCGCGGCGCCAACGGATCGCACTTCCTGTTCGCCGGCCTGCGCACTGACCCGCAGAAAATCAAGTCGATGGAGGGCATCGACATATGCTGGGTCGAAGAGGCCAGCACGGTATCCCAGACCAGCCTAGATCTGCTGTTGCCGACGATCCGTCAGCCAGGGTCAGAAATCTGGATGACCTGGAACCCCGGACGCCCGACCGATCCGGTCGACGTCATGCTGCGCGCTGATGATCTGCCCGCGAATTGGCGCGTAAAACGTGTCAACTGGTACGACAATCCGTGGTTTCCGGCCGTCCTGCGCGACGACATGGATCGCGACCGGCGCCGCGACAAAGACAAGTACGCCCACGTTTGGCTAGGGGGCTACAAGCGCCGATCGGCGGCGAACGTGTTCTCAAATTGGACCGTGGAGACGTTCAAAACGCCTCCGGATATGCGGTTCTATTACGGGGCAGACTGGGGCTTCTCGGTCGATCCAACGGTCCTGATCCGCTGCTTCCTGGTCGGCCGAACACTCTACGTCGACCACGAGGTCCATAAGGTCGGGTGTGAGATCGAAGATACGCCAGCCCTGTTCGACCATGTGCCGGGCTCGCGTGACTGGCAGGTGAGGGCTGACAGCGCTCGACCAGAGACCATCAGCTACATGCAGCGGAATGGGTTTCCGAAGCTGGTCCCCGCGACCAAGGGACCAGGTTCAGTCGAAGACGGGATTGAGTTCCTCAAGTCCTGCGACATCGTCGTCCATCCGGACTGTGTGCACACGATCGATGAGCTCAGCCTCTACTCCTACAAGACGGACAAACTCACCGACGAGGTTCTGCCTGTGCTTGAGGACAAGAAGAACCACGTCATCGACGCCCTCCGCTATGCGCTAGAGAACGCTCGCCCGCACGGCCATCAGTTCGCCTTCGCCTAGCCGCATGGCCATAAAACAGTTTCTCGACGTTCTCTGGAATGGTCGACGCCCCAAGCAGCCTGAACGCGACACGATCCCATTCCCGAACCTGATCCAGATCGGTCAGCAGCGGGTCGGCCAGCGGATCCTGTGGAAGCCGATACCGAAGAACCTGCGCTATTTCGCGCGCACACCCTACGCGCGCCGCGCCATCAACGCGATCAAGAACCCGATCGCGATGCTGGAGTGGGAAATCGTGCCGATGCCCGGCGTCAAGACGTCGCCAGAGCTTGAGCGCCAGATCGAAGTCGCCAATCGCTGCCTGGAATCGCCAAACCAAGACGACGACTTCCGCTCGTTCCGTGAGCAGGTGATCGAAGACATCCTTGTCGGCGCTGGCGCAATCGAGAAGCAGCCCAGCGGTGATGCGCTGCGCCCGCTCTGGATGTGGCCCGTCGATGGGCTGTCGATCCAGATGTACCCCGGCTGGGGCGGCGGAAAGAACGAAGCGCGGTACTGCCAATCGGTTGGGTACGGATCCTACACCGGCGGCGGCCCCACCGTGATGCTGCGTGACGACGAGCTGATCTATCTGCGGCCCAACCCGTCGACGGCGACGCCGTTCGGCTTCGGCCCGCTCGAGGTCGCGTTCAACACCATTAGCCGCCAACTCGGCGTCGCTGACTTTTCCGGCAACGTCGCGTCAAACGCTCGCCCATCCATCCTTTTGGATATGGGTAAGGGCGCAGATGCGCAGGCCCTGGCGGCGTTTCGGTCCTATTGGCAAACGGACATCGAGGGGCAGGGGAAGGTCCCGATCGTCGCCACGGATGGCGGGGAGGTGCAAAAGCTCTACCCCGACGGCGATGACGCGCTGTTCCTGAAGTACCAGGAGTTCCTGAAGGTCGAGCTGGCGACGGCTTTCGATCTGTCGCCCCAGAATCTAGGCGTTGAGCGCGACGTCAACCGAAACACCAGTGAGGTGGCGGCCGAGCGCGACCGCGACCAAGCCATCAAGCCATGGGCCATCCTGTTCGCAGCGCACATCACCCGCGGCGCGCTGCACCGTGGCCTCGGCTTCTACCAGTTGATGCTTCGCTTCCCTGGCCTCGACCCCTCGGACGAAGACGTCAACAGCCAGGTCTTCGAGCGCGAGTTTCGCAGCAACGCTATCACGCCAGACGAATACCGCGAGAAGCGCGGCATGGCGCCGATGGACGGCGACTGGGGCGACAAGACCTGGGCCGATGTCCAGATCGCCATGGCCGCCGCGCGCAGCGCCGCCACCGTCCTCGACCCCGACATCGACAGCCAAACCCCCACTGACCAAAAGCGCGCCAAGCCGGCCGCGACCACGAAAGGCGCTTCCAAATGAGCTTCGACCTTCACACCATCCGCGCCGGCGCAGGTTCGATCCTGAGCCGGCTGGATGCGCTCGGCATGATCCTGTTGCCACAGCAAGCCTATCCGGCTGGCAACGGTGACCCGTCCGCCATCGCCGCGGGAACGCCTGGCGCAGGTTACGCCACCATCCCGACCGTCGCTTTCGCGAACGCAGGCTCGGGGTCCGGCGCTACCGCAACCGCGCTCATGGGTGTGGTTGCGAACCCGACCATCGCTGCCGCGGGTTCTGGTGGCACAAACGGCGCCGTCACCCTGACCGGCACGACCGGCACCGGCACCAAGTTCCAGATCACCGGGACCATCGCCGGGAATGTCTTGACCGCCATCACCGGCATCACTGTCGCTGGCTCCTACTCCGCGATGCCTTCCAGCTTAGCGGCTGAGCCGGTCACTGGCGGCGGCCTCACCGGGTGCACCGTCAACCTGTCCGCCGCCATGGGCGTCGTCGGCTACACCGTCTCGTCGGGGTCTTCGAACCACCAGTACGCGAAGAGCACGACCGCGACGCTGAGCGGCGGCACGCCGACCATCCCGGCCGTTCCGGGCGCCGTCACGGTCAACACCGTGGCCGGGCAGGGCTCGACCATCGTCGTGAGCGGGATCAGCCTGCCGGCCAAATACGGCATCTTCCCCGGCGACATCGGCCAGGCGGGCGATGTCTACATCACCAATCGCACCCAAACCGGCTTCACCATCAACGTCGCGCCCGGCTCAAGCAGCCAGTCGCTCGCGGCTGGCGCGGTCGACCTCGTCATCTTCTACTAGGAGCCCCCGCATGGCCGAGAAGACTGAGGCGGCTGAGAAGCCGGCCGCCGACATTGAGGTGATCGACACCAAGCTCGACGAGGCGTCCGGCTCTGTCGGCGCCGCGCCCGTCGAAGCGGAGCCCGAGGTCGTCGAGGATGCTGCTCTTGAGGCCGCCGAGGGCGATCTCGAAGACATCGACCACGAACACGACCCCGGCTCTGTCGGCGCCGCGCCGCCGCGCCCGCACGAGATGATCGTCTCGCAACTGCGCATCCGGTTCGAGGAACTGATCAATTTCGTGCGCGACCTCGAAGGCGAACTCGACGGCGATCTCGGCGACCTTCTGACCTTCATGCGGTCAAAGATCAAATAGGGAATCAGCATGACAACCAAGACCGATCTCGGGTCTCTGACCCTCACCAACAGCGAGGCCATTGCCTGCCAGGGCAAGGCCGTCAACGCCCCGATGCTGCTGATCGCCGCCAGGGAGAGCGCGCAGGAGCTCGCCAACCTGCTCGGGGAACTGATCAAGGTTCTTCCGGCCGGATCGAACGCCACCGCACTGGCCGCGATCCGCAGCGCCTTGCTCTGACGGAGCCTGGACCATGGCCCTCAGCAAGGTGGAGCGCGACGCGCTGCCCGACAGCGATTTCGCGGTCCCCAGCAAGCGGGCTCTTCCGATCCACGATTTCAGGCACGTCCGTCTGGCGTGGTCACAGCTCTCGCGTACCGAAGGCCTGAGCGGGGACGAGCGCAAAGAGGCCAGGGCGCGTATCCTCGAGCGTGCCAAGACACTCGGGATGGATACGTCCGACTGGGACACCATCAAGGCGATGCGCTTCGAGCTCGCCAGCCTCTCGGCAATGTCGCTCGACATGCCGGACGTCGCCGATCACCCGAACAAGATGCCCTTCAGCGGCATCCTGACACGGCTCGACCAACCCTCCGACGCTGCGCCGCATGGCTCCAGCGGCAAGCGGGTCATGCTCACCAAGGCCTGCGCAGAAAAGGCGCTGGGCTCGCTGTTGGGCATGGCTGTGGACTTTACGCCCGACTTCGATGGCCACGACCCCGTTCGCAAGATCGGAATCTTCACGGCCGCCACTATCGAAGGCGATGCCCTTCACGTCGAGGGCTTTATCTACGCAGCAGATTTCCCCGAGGAAGCTGCCCGCATCAAGACCGACAAGGACAAGCTCGGCTTCAGCTTCGAAGCCCAGCAAATCCACGTCGAGAGCCTCGATACGGACCCCTTGGTCATCGTCGACTGCGTGTTCACCGGCGCCGCGATCCTGCTGAAGGACAAGGCCGCCTACATGACCACCTCACTCGCGGCTTCGGCCGCCGGAGACATCGAAATGACGAAGGAAGAACTCGAAGCGATCCTCGCCGCCGCCCTCAAGCCGGTAACGGACGAGATCGCCACGATCAAGGCCAGCCAAGTCGAACTGGGCAGCAAGATCGAAGCCGGCAAGGAACTGCACGCCAAGGTCGCGCCGTTCGCTGACAAGCTGCGCTCCTGCGCCGCTGGCATGTCCGCCGCTGGCATCGGCGTTCATCAGACCCGCGGCCACGTCGCCATCCTGAACCGGATGGCCGACAACATGGAAGCCGAGGCGATGGGCGGCTCGCTGCCGCATATCTATCGCGATCACGACTACGCGGGCGGCAGCTACTACGCCGGCGCGGATACCCGCGTCGATGCGCCCGCTGGCGGTGCGGTCGTGACGGAAACCGCCGCGGAAAAGGCTCTTAAGGCCGAGGTCGCCAGCCTGACGACCAAGTTCAATGACCTCCAGGCCAGCCGCGCGGACACCGCCACGCAGCCGGAACGCAAGACCATCCCGCCGCAAATCGCGAGCCTGCTGGCCAAGGCCGGCTCTGCTCCCGGCGACGACGGCAAGGTCAGCGTCGCCAAGCTCGACGAAGCCCTATCGGCCGCCAACGTCGACACGCGCCAGCGCATTGCCATCAAGCGAGGCCTGGAACGCGACGGCCTCCTGGCCGCCTAACCCAACCCCACATCGGTCAAGGAGACCAATATGTCCGAGAAAACCGTCGTGGGCTTTGCGGCCAGCGACACCAAGATCGGGAACCTGCAACTGGCGAGCATCATGGCCGCCGTCCAGGCCCCCAACATGCGCGCCGCGGCCGACTACCTCGGCAACGGCGCTATCGAAGTGAACATGTACGAGACCGAGATCGCGGACATCGTGCGTCGGGAGAGCGTCGCCCTCCAGCGCATCGACAACGTCCCGGCCAACGGTCACCCGCACCGCTTCTTCGACCAGTCGGCCATCGCGACGGGCTCGTTCACTGACCCGCGCAACATCGCGCCGAGCCCGACCGGCCCGACGCGCACGGAAGACGCGGTCTACATCAAGGCCATCACCGCGCAGACCAACTTCGGCCTGTTCGACGTGGATGTGACCCGGATGCAGGGCCAGTTCGCCTATCTGGAAGCCAAGGATATCGAAGACATCACCTCCGGGTGTACCGTCTGCGCCGCCTCGGCCCTCTGGAACGGCACGGCCACCTCGATCGGCGACTCGACCACGCAGTCCTACTGCGGCCTGCTGACCCAGATCACCAACCAGTACACCATCGGTCTGGGCGCCTCGATCATCGACGGTCTGAAGTCGAAGGTCGCGGCCATGGTCGCCAACCCGACCAAGAAGGTGAAGCCGAGCGCGATCTACCTGAACCCGATCGCGGCCGACCTCATCGACCAGGAAGCCAAGGCGGCGCACATTTCCCTCAAGGAAGTGACCGTTGCCGGCGTCGTGGTTTCGGCGCTCCAGACGCAGGCGGGCCTGCTGCCACTCGTGTCGGAGCCCTACATCCCCGCCGACTCCACTGGACAGTTCGGCTTCAGCGCCCCCGGCGCGGGCAACTCGAACTACTTCGCGGCCATACTGGACGAGAAGATGATCGAGATGCCGCACGTCACCGGCGGCGACGGCAACCTCAAGCCCCGCATCTTCCAACTCGGCCTGCTGTCTGGGCTGCAAGGGCAGTACGTGGGCGTTTGGTTTAACAGCGTTGTTGCAAAATTGCCGGCATACGGCCACGCAATCGTCGCCATCGTGCGCCCGACCGTCACGCCGATCTAAGCCTACCTGTCATCGTGACCTAGCAGCGGGCGTGTCCTAACCGGCACGCCCACTGCGTTTGGAGCCGCCGCCATGAAAGTCTACTACGCCGGATCGAACCCCTTCGCGAACCACGGCGCCCTGGTGTGCCCGGCCGCTGATCCACTCGGGATCAAGATGGGAGTCTGTGCCGATTGGCTGGACGAGAAGGGCGAGCCGAAAGGCCTCCACGTCCATTTCGTCAACGGTGTCGCAGAGGTGCCGGACGAGCTCGGAAAATATCTCTGCGCGACCAAGATGGCGAAGCGCACACGCCTGCTGATGCCCCGCGCGGCCTGACGTGTCCGTCTACCTGACCGGCGCCGACTTGGAGACTTACGGCGTCCCGGGCGTCACACCGGCGCAGATCCTTCAGGCGAGCGCCCTAGTCGACGCCTATCTGAAGCGTCCCGAGGGCATCGCCTTCTCCACCGATTATCTCGGGCAGCCATGCTACATGGCTGGGCTACAACCGCAGCAGATCTTCACCCTATCGTCGCCGGTCTCGCCGGGCGTCAACGTCCCGGCGACGATCACAGGCGGCATGATCGGCAACGACCTGATCGGCGAAGTGCTGATCGCCGATCGCGCCACGACGGCCAACACCGAAGCCCTGGTCGTCACCGGGATCGGCACGCCAGGGTCGGGCCAGGTCACGATCGGCAACGTCACAAAGGCTCACGCCAGCGGCGTTCTACTTGAGACAGGCCTGACGCTCGTGGAAGAGCGCCCGATGCCGTCGAAGCGTAACGTCACGCGCGTCTCCAAATTTCCGCTCGTCCGGGTGATCTCTGGGATTGGCCGCTACGCCTACGGGCGTCGCTCCGACCAAGTCGCCGGCCTCTACAACGACACCAATCTCCTGGCCGCGCTGCAGACCTTCGGCGGCCCACCGGCATGGGTGCCGTTCGATATCAGCCAGGTCTCGATAAGCGCCACGACCGGCGAGGTCTGGGTGCCGGCCGGCCTGATGCTGGCCTACTATTCAGATGTGCGCCTCGGTTTCGTCGCCGGCTTTTCGTCTGCCAATCTGCCGCCCGCCATCAAGTCAGCCGTCGCTGCGATCTGCACCGCTCTGGCGACCTATCCCGAGATGAGCGGCAACATGAAGAAGCTCCAGGCGGGCGACACCGCCATGGAGCGCTTCGCCAACACGATGATCGATGCCGACATCAAGCAGATGATCGATCAATACCGCGCCAAGCTGCTGTTCTGACGGAGCCGACATGAAAACCGTTATGGCTCTCGGCGCGCTGATCGCCGCTCTATTGGTTGGTCCGGCCTTCGCTGCCCCGCCTCCGGCGGCAATTGCCAACGCTAGTGGCGTCGCCGTTCCGGTCGATCCAACGACCCCCGTTGGCCTGAGCTACAAGAACATCACGTCCGCCACGACGACGACCGTGATCACCGGCGCCGGCTGGCTGCATGGCATCTCGATCAACACCCTGGTAGCCTCGGCCACGATCACGATCTACGACAACACCGCCGCCTCTGGCACGAAGATCGGGACCATCACGCTTCCATCGACCATCACGGGCGCAGCGCCTTTCAGCGTGCTCTACGACGTCGCCTTCACAAACGGCCTGACGGTCGTCACCTCGGGCGCCACGGACATCACTGTCAGCGCGCGTTGATGGGCTCGTTTCTCTATCCGCGCTCCGCCACGATCTCCCGGCCGGCGCCGGGCCAAACTGCGGGCGGCTTGCAAGGCTATGGTGGTCGCACAGAGGCCGCCGAGACGATCATTGCTGAAGGCGTGCCATGCTCAGTGCAAGCCCGGCGTGAGGGCACGCGCAACCCGCCTGGACTGCCTGCTGACGGCAATAAGGCCAGCTGGCGGATCATGACGCCGCTGGGCGCTGTGGCCGACGGCTTCGTCTGCGACAACGACGTCTTCACCGACGACCTGGGGCGCCGCTACGGCGTCCTGGCCGACTATACCAACAGCCTGGGCGGCTGCTTCTACTGCGAGCGGCTAGAGCCCTGATGAGCGACATCACCGATGTTGCGAACACCCTCTGCGAGATGATCGTCGCGATCGTCTATCCGAACGGCGTAAATGCCCCGCCGGTGCTCAATGCGCCGGTCAAGGTCTACCCAGGCTGGCCCGATCCAAACACGCTGCAGGGCGATCTCGCCACGATCGGCAATCCAGGCCAGCCGAGCGCCCTGCATATCTCGGTGTTCACGACACCGGCCGAGCGCAACACGACGCGCTACCAGCCCAAAGAAGCGCTGATCAGCTTCAATGACGCGACCTACACCCTGGCCAAGACCGGACAGGTGATCACCGTGGGTGGTTCGGCCCCGGCGACGTTCTTCGCGCAGAACATCGCGGTCTTCGTCAATGGGCTGCCCTATGTCACGGGCGCTACGGCCGGGCAGACGCCGGCGCAGATCGCCGCGGCGCTGCAAGCCCTGATCGTGGCCAAAGTTCCGGGCGCAACGGTGTCTGGATCGACTATCACATTGCCGGCCGGCGCCCGCATCGGGCCGCTGCGTGTCGGAGGTTCAGGCACCACAGCCAAGGAAGTTCGGCGCACCGAGAAGCTGTTCCAGATCGGCCTTTGGGCCGATAGCCCGGCCAACCGCGCTGCGATGGCCAGCCTAATTGATCCGGTTCTGTCTGACACACCGTTCATCGCCCTGCCAGACGGCTACGCCGCGCGGCTTCGCTACAAGTCGACCGTCGACAACGACCTCGACCAGAAGCAGGGCATTTATCGCCGAGACCTCTTCTACACCGTCGAATTCGCCACTACGCGCGCGCAATCCGCGTACCAGGCCGTCGTCATCGAAACCAACCTCGATGACGAGTTCGGCGACGTCATCGAGACCTCCTACAGCTGAGGCGCCCATGTTCCATCTGATCGTCACCCAGCAATTCGGGCCGCACGCCATTGGCGACGTGATCACCGATCCGGACGAGGTGGAGCGGCTGAAGGCGTCTTCCCAGGTTGTGCGGATCGCGGCCACTGAGGTTCACAAGCCAGCGGAGCCGGTTGCGCAGGTCGTCGTCCAACCGGTCACGCAAGCCGTCCCAGTCCCGGCGCCGGTTGTACCGATCAAACCGCCCGAACCAGAACCCGTCGCTGACAAGCCGGCGGAACCCGCCGCGGGCTGAGCCCACCAACCCATCCAGCCAAGAGCCGCCTTCGGGCGGCTTTTTCTTGAGGATCACCGATGACCCAGATCAACATTCCGGTGAACCCGGCCATTCCCGACGCCTATATCGAGATCATCCCGCCGAGCGTCGCGCTCGTCCAAGGCGTTCCGACCAATATGGTCGCCGTCGTCGGCACCGCGACGTGGGGGCCGGTGAACTCGCCCACCCCGCTGAGCCAGAACAACTACGCGTTCAACTTCGGTGCGATCCAGCCGCGCACCTACGACATGGGCACGCAGATCACCTGCGCCTCACTGGCCGGCGCGACCAACTTCATGGGCGTGCGGGTCACTGACGGCACTGACGTGGCGGCGACAGCGATTCTGGGCCTCAAGACGGCGACGTCGGCTGTTGTCGTCGGCGGGTCTGGCTACACGACCTCTAGCGTCGTCACGCTGAGCAACGGCGCCGTGATCAATGTCACCGCTGTCACCAGCGGTGCGATCACCGCCTTCACTGAAGCGTCGCCACCAACCTCGTCCGTCACCGGCACTGGCGCGGTCACCGCTGTGTCGGCCACAGGCGGCGGCACGGGCGCGACCTTCACCTACACCTACGCCAACGGCGCGACCATCGCCTCGAAGTACACTGGCAGCGGTGCGAACGGCGACACGGTGGCGATTTCCACTGGCTCTGCGGCGTCGACCAACAAGGTCACCGTGACGCGTAGCGGCCGCACGCCGGAAGTCTTCGACAACATCCCCGGCACGGGCGCGACGTTCTGGGCCAACCTCGTCGCGGCGATCAACAACGGCCAGACCGGCCTGCGCGGCGCGTCGGGCATGATCGTCGCCACCCTCGGGGCATCGACCGCTTCGCCAGTCGCCTCATCGGTGACCCTGGCGGGCGGTGTCGACGGCGTCACCACGATCACCTCGGCCGTGCTCGTCGGCCAGGACACCGGCACGCGCACCGGCATGTATGCCCTCCGCGGCACCGGCCCTGGCCTGCTCGTCCTGGCTGACTGCGCCGACTACACCACACTGCCGGCGCAGACGTCCTTCTGCCTGTCGGAAGGCTTCTACGGCATCGGCGTTGGTCCGTCGGGCGAGTACACCAACCTGGTGACCGTCGCCGCGAACAAGGCGGCGGCCGGTATCGACACCTACGCCATGAAGGTCCTGGTCGGTGACTTTGCCTACTTCCTTGATGTCGCCAACGGTGGCGCGGCCCGCATGGTCTCTCCGCAGGGCTTCGCCGCGGGGCAGGAGGCCAGCCTGCTTCCCTTCCAGTCTGGCCTGAACAAGCCCATCGCGGGCATCGTCGGGACGCAGAAGAGCTACGCCAAGCAGGTCTACGCCGAAGCCGATCTGCAGGTCATCGGCCAGGCCGGGCTCGACATCATCGCCAACCCGAACCCAGGCGGCAATTACTTCGGTCTGCGCTTCGGCAAGAACGCCTCATCGAGCGCGGCGATCAACGGCGACAACTACAGCCGCATGATCCCGTACCTGGCCTACTCGCTTAAGACGGTGACCGGGCAGTTCGTCGGTGAGGTCATCACAGCCGACCAGGCCGCCGACGCCGTGGCCTGCGTGACCACCTTCCTCGCGGGCCTGGCCAACGCCAATCCGCCCTGGATCAGCAACCCGCAGGGCACCCAACCCTTCTCGGTGGCGATCGACCTGTCGCGCGCCTCGGGCGGCTACGAAATCATGAACGTCAACGTTCAGCTCGGCCCGATCGTCTTCCTGTTCGTGCTGAACCTGCAGGCCGGCCAGACGGTCAGCATCGCCGCTGTCCCGAACCTGTAATCGCCCCCGCTAGGAGAAGCGCCACATGCCCGCTCAACAAGCGTTCAATATCGGCCGTGACGGCGCGACGCTCAATATCGTCGCCAACGGCTCGCCTCTAAAGCCGACGATCCTGACGAACTTCGAAAGCTCGCAGGAATCGACGAACCTGAAGTCTCGGCCGCTCAATGGGCCGCCGATCTTCCAGGAAGTCCCTGATGGCTGGAAGGGCAGCTTCGACGTCGACCGCGGCGACAGCACGCTGGACGATTATTTCGCTCAGTTCGAAGCCGGCTTCTACGCCGGTGAGGACGTCACGGTGATCTCGATCCTGCACACCATTGCCGCCCCTGCGGTTGGCGCCGTCGGCGCCCTGTCGCAGTACCTCTACAGCGGCGTCGTCCTGAAGCTGGAGAACGCCGGCTCATACAAAGGCGACGCGAAAGTCGAGCAAAAGGTCAGCTTCATGGCCTCCACACGAACTAAGGTCGCCTGATCATGTCCGACGAAGCCGCCTCGTCTGATAAACCTGCAAAAGCCCCGAAAGTCACCGTGCGCGACACGCCGGCGCCCGCCGCCAAGCCAATCGCCGACAAAAACGGCGTCACGGTCCAAGACGAGTTGGGTCGCAGCATCAAGATCAAAAAGCTGTCTGCACTGATGCGCTACGACCTGGCCAAGGTGATCGGCGGTGACCATCAAGCCAACCTCGGCGTGATGGGGCCGGCTGCGATGGCCTATTCCGTTACTGAGATCGACGGCATCCCGGTATTCGCGCCGACGACTGAAGACGAGCTGCGGGTGATCATCCAGAGGTTGGATGATGAAGGCCTTGCGGCTGTCATCCAGGGCTATGCTGATGCGGGTTGGCTGGGCTCGGTGATCGATGAGGCGGCGCTAAAAAACTCGTAAGCGACCCTGATTTTCGCGAGGCGGTCATGTTGATCCGGCTCGCGAGAGGTGGGGTCGCTGAGGAACGCGCGTTTTCCATGCGCCGGGACGAGCGGTTGGCCTGGATCATCGCGCTGGGCGAACTTGAGGGTGGCGACTGGGATTGGTCTCGAATGAACTGGAGGCCTCCGTCCACATCATGAAGCACCTCAACAGTTTCGCCGAATTGGCCACCGAATTTGTCGAGGTCAAGGTCGGCCTCTATGAGGCGCTGCATCACGGCTTGGAGCGGGTGGCGCTCAAAATCCAGAAGACTGCCGTTGCTGAAATCGGCCACTATCAGGCCGCGGCCGGCCCGTTTCCCGAGTGGCCGCTCTTGGCCGATAGCACAGAGAACCAGAAGGCGAGGGATGGCTATCCCGCCGATGCGCCGTTGCTGGCCACTGGCGACATGCAAGACAGCATTGAACATCAGGTCGAGGGCCTAGAGGCCAACATTGGCACCAATGACGAAAAGGCCGTCTACCACGAGTTCGGCACCGATAGGATGCCTGCGCGGCCGTTCATGGGGCCTGCCGCCTTCAACAACAAAGAGCCCATTAGGCAGTTGATTGGCGCGGCCGTGGTCGCTGGCTTTGTGGGCGACGAGCAGATCCACAACGCTCTAGGCTACGACTTCGAGACGACTGACTAGCCAGCGACGATGTGGAACATCGCCACCAGTACTATCCAGAGCAGCCCCAGAGCGCCCAGCCCAACCACAATGCACAGGAAACACGCGATCAGCAGTGGGATGATCGCTAGGCCAGCAAAGAGGCTCTGGGCGACCGAGAACTCGCGGGGGGCTTCGCGCGGCGTCGTGTAGCGCCGAGGCGCCTCATCCACGACCATTTCGATAACCGCGTCTCGCCCGTGAAGGTCGCGCAATCCCCGCTCGAAGACTGTTCTGTGTGCCATGGGCAGCGACGGTAGACCCAAACCGCCAAGACTGAAAGGAGAGACCCGTGGACGCTTATGAAGTCGGCGTGCGCGTGTCGCTCACGGACGGTGTTTCTGCCGGCTTGATGAGGCTGATCGGCCGGTTCAAAAGCGCCGAGCTCGGCGCGGCTGGCCTGCAAAAGGAGCTGCGCGGCATCCAGACCACGATGATCGCCGGCGCGGCCATGACGGCCGTCGGCATCGGCATGGTGGCGATGTTCAAACCCGCCATTGAGCAGGCTAAGAAGTTTCAGGTCGAGACGGCCAAGTTCCGGCAGTTCGGTCTTGGCGATGTCATGACCGAGCAGGCCGTCAAGTTCGCCAAGGCCTCCAATCAGATCGGCACCTCGAACGTCGAGATGTTCCGGCTGATCAATGAGAGCCAGGGCATCTTCAAGGATTCGGGCATGAGCAGCCCGGCGGACCAGTTTCGCGGCGCCCAATTGGCCGCGCCGATGCTGGCGCGTATGCGCTTTATCGAAAAGGCGCTCGGCGGTCGGGAGAACTCGGCGGCAGACGACCGTTCGTTCCTGCGTGTCGTCGAAATGCTCGGCGGCGTGCGTAATCCCGAGACGTTCAACTCGATCGCCGATCGCGTCTTCAAACTGCAGATGTCGTCTGGCGGCACGGTCAACAGCGAGCTCCTGAGGCAGTTCATCGCCACCGGCGGCAATGCCGTCAAAACGATGACCGGAAATGCCCTGTACGGCGAGAGCGAGCCGCTACTGGCGGAGCTAAAGAGCAGGGCCGGCACCGGCCTTGCTACCGCCTTCGCGTCGATGAGCGGCATCCTTAAGCCGTCACAGCAGCGCCTCGATGCAATCGAGGAATTCGGCCTTTGGGATCGCAGCAAATATCAGCGGAACGGTCTCGGCGGCCTGAAGCATATGAACGGCATGCCGATGTTGGATCAAGCCGCCTTTCAGGCCGATCCATACCAATGGTACGAGAAATACGTCCGGTCGAAGTACGACGCGAAGGGCTTCACGCAAGCCCAGCGAGACTTCGAGAACAGCATGCTGTTTGGCCGCACGGGCGGCGCGCTCTTCTCTCTGGTCGATCGCCAATGGCAGAACCCGGATGGCTCGCCCGGCGTCATGCAGAAGGCCGCGATCGCCCAGAACAAGGCGCTCGGCATCGACCAGATGTCGAAGATTGCGGGGGGCACCCTTGCCGGGCAGCAGATCGATATGGGCGCGAAGTTCCGCAGCCTGCTTGAGAAGACTGGCGAGGTGGCGCTGCCCATCGCTGTCAAGGTGCTTGAGGCGTTGCTGCCGGTCCTCACCAGCATCTCGAACTTCGCGACATCTCACCCCAACATGTTCGGCTTCATCATCGACGGAATCATCGGTCTCGGTGCGGTGCTCACGGTGACCGGCGTCGCGACGCTGCTCGCAGGCTTCGGCCGAGCGGTTGGTTTGGCCTTCAAGATATTCACGCCCTTGGCCCGGTCGCTATCGGTCTGGAATGACCTGGGTGTCGCAGCTGCCAGACTGCCACTCATTGGGGACGCTCTATCAGGCATCATGCTGACCGTCGGTACGCTGACGCTGCCGGAGTGGGGCACGATCGCCGCGGTTGCCGCAGGCATCCTGGTTGCCGGCAAGGGCCTCGTCGAGTTCGTCAAGCATTGGGACACGTCGAAATCGGCGCTGACCAATCTCAAGAGCGAGTGGTCGACCTTCGTTGGCTGGGCGTCTGATCTGGTCAGGAACCACACGACCGGCAAAATCGGTCCAGTGGGGACGGCCGCGGCCGGCGCGGTCTATGGCTCCATGGGCTATGCCTTCTCGGGCACTAAGCTGAATGCGCTGCTCTACCAATGGCGTATGGACTTCGAGAAGGCCTTCATGGCGCAGATGCGCCCGTCCATAGCGGCCATGACCAAGATTTGGGATGGTTTGAAGTCCGCCTTCAACGCGTTGGTCGGCTGGTTCAGCGACAAGATCAAATGGTTGCGGTCGCTTCTTCCCAAGTCGCTCGCAGCGACGCCGAAGCCAACCGTGACCGCGCCTAAGGCGCACACAGGCCTCACGCCCTGGACGGCGAAGGATTGGGGAAACACGCTTGGCTTCTACGCCAACAAGTTGTTTGCCGGGAATTCGACCGTCCAGACAGCCAGCGCCGTGATGTCCGCGCTCAACAAGGGCACGTCGGCCAGCGCCCACCAAGCAGCGACCCTAGCGACGGCGCACGGCAAACTGGCCGGTTCGGAAGATCACCTGTCAAAGGCGATTGACGGCCTTTCGAGCCGTATCGCAGCGATTGGTATGCCGCCGAAAGCTGGTCAATCGACAGAGGTGCACACCACGGTTCACCTTGACGGGCACAAAATAGCCAAGGTGGTCTCGAAGCACCAAGCCACCGGCTTGTCAGGTCCGCGCGCTGGCACAGCTCGCTTCGACCCGAACACCGGCCTAGCAGCTTCTGGCGCGGGCTACGGACATTGACCCAGGTCACCGTAACCCTTGGCGGATTCGTGTTCGCGGACTTCGAGGTCCCAGACAAGATACCGGCCGGCGGCGAGCAGATGCTCGCTATCCACAAGCTGATCGGCGGCCAGCGGGTCGTCGACAGTCTTGGCCGTGACGACCTGGCCTTGGAGTGGTCCGGTCGCTTCGTCGGGACGAATGCGCTGAGCCGTGCCCAGCAGCTCGACGCGATGCGGGTGGCAGGGGCGGCCATCGATCTGACTTGGTCGGAACTGTCCTACAGCGTGGTCATCAAGCGCTTCGTCTTCGACTTCGAAGCCGACTACCTGATCCCGTATTCGATCACCTGCGAGGTGGTCTCTGATACGGCCAACCCGAGCGGCGACGGCTCCGGTGACAGCCTAGATGATCAGATGTCGGACGATATGGGCACGGCGTCAGACTTGGGCGACAGCATCGGTGACGCGACGCTCAGCGGTCAGTTGTCAGACCTGTCGGACGCGATCTCGACCGTGTCCAGCTTTACGAACGCACCGTCGGCTTTGATCGCGACCGTCCTAGCGCCGTTGGGCGCCGCGCAAACCCAGGTCAGTAGCCTCATCTCGACGGCCGAGGCGGTGACGTCCAGCGATCTTGGCGCCGCACCCTCGACCATTGCGGCCAATCTGCTTAGCCAATCCACTGCGGCGTCAGCGCTGCCCGACCTCTACGCGTGCGGGTCGGTGCTGAGCCGCATGGCGTCGAACATTGGCGCGGCAGGCCTGTCCGGGGCATCCCAGACCATGGTCGGGGGCGACCTCTCCTTCGTCGCCGCGCAAGTCTATGGCGACGCCACCGGCTGGACAGCCATCGCGCGCGCCAACGGCCTGACCGACCCGGTGCTTGAGGGCATCAACACGATCACCGTGCCGCCGGTCTCCGATGGCGCTGATGGCGTGCTGATCCAGTGACGAGCACCAACACCGTTCCGGTCGTCTCAGCGTTGAGGCAACCGAGAACGATCGTCCAGGCCAATGGATCGGTCATCACCGGCGTCAAAAGCTGGGAGATCGAGGAGACAAACTTCCACGATCCCAGCACTTTCCGGGTGTGTTTTGCCATTGGCGCCCTGCCGACGGCCAACGACGTGGACTGGTGGTCGACGCAGGACGATTTGACGATCGAGATTTTCCAGGGTGAGCCGTCCGACCCGACCGACTACTCGTCCAGCGACCTGACCAGCATCTTCACTGGCCGCGTTGATCAGCTGACGCCGCACTGGAAAGCGGGTGAACTGGATATCAGCGGGCGCGACCTGTCGTCACTTCTGGCGGACGTGAAGTCGGCGGCCAAGTACGTCAACATGACCGCCTCTGCGGTCGCCACGCAGCTCGCCGGAACCGCTGGGCTGACCCCGGTTGTGACCTCGACGTCGACCAAGGTCGGCAAATACTACCAGATCGACCACGTCGACCTTCACGACGAGCGCACGCAATGGGACGTGCTGACGTGGCTCGCCCGCGAAGAGCAGTTCGTCGTCTACGTGAAGGGCAAGGAGTTGCATTTCGAGCCGGCGCCGAGCGCCAGCCAGACGCCGTATCTGATCCAGTACACGCCGGGGACGGACGATGGGCCAGCGCAGGGCAACTTCACCGACCTGTCAACCACGCGCGAACTGACGTTGGCCAAAGACATCAAAGTCACGGTCAAGTCGTGGAACGCAAAGAAGAAAACGGGATATTCGAAGTCGGCCGGCGGCGGGGGGTCGGGCGCTCAGGAGTACAGCTACACCATAGCTGGCCTTGACCCGGACCAAGCGCAGGCCCGGGCGACACAGATCCTGGCCGAGCTCTCCAAGCACGAGATGAAACTCAGATTCGAGGGGCCGGCTGACGAGACGCTGGCGATGACCGATGTGATCCAGCTCTCTGGCACCGGGACCGCCTTCGATCAGATCTACTATCCGAACACCATCAGCCGCAGCTTCGACGCCGAAGAAGGCTTTCGCTGGACGGTAGAAGCGAAAAACAAGTCCACCACCTCTGAGCCGGCGTTATGAGTGGTATGTCAGCGCTGAAAAGCGCCCATGCCCAGCTGGCGCAGATGGTGGCTGCGGGGCTGGCGGTGACGCGGCTCGGCACCGTCACCTCGTATGACCCGGCGACCTACTCGGCAAAGGTGATGATCCAGCCGAACGCCACGGAGACCGGCTGGCTACCAATCGCGTCGGCGTGGGTCGGCAATCAGTGGGGCATGTACTGCCCGCCATCGCAGGGCGACCAGGTCAAGGTCGTCTTCCAGGAGGCCGATAGCCTCGTCGGCATCATCGACGGCTGCCTCTACAGCGACGTCGATCAGCCCCTGAGCGTCAATTCGGGCGAGTTCTGGCTGGTCCATCAGACTGGCGCCTTCATCAAACTGACGAACGACGGCAAGCTTTCGATGCAAGACGCCGCGGCTTCGAGCCTGGTGTTCAACAACGACGGCACGGTCACACTGACGGCGACGACCTTCAATATCGACGCCGACGTCAACATCACGGGCACGACCACGGGCTCGGACGACGGCGTCTTCAACAGCATCAGCGTCGATAATCACACGCACGGCGGCGTCGAGCCGGGCGATGGCGACACGGACCCGCCAAACGGCTGACGGAGGTGAGGGCGCATGTCGCAACTGCTCGACGTCGGTCATGTCTTTGGCTCCGACTTGCAACTGAGCAACACGGGCGATCTGGCCAGGGTCTCGGCAGTGACGCGCAGCACCCAGCGCATCCTGCGGCGGCTCCTGACCAACTTGGCCGAGTACATCTTCCACTTGGCCTACGGCGCCAGCGTTCCGAAGTACGTCGGCGCGATCCTCAACCTCGCCGAGATCAAGGCCAACATCATCGGTCAGATGAAGCTCGAGCAGTCGGTGATCCAAAACCCGACGCCGACTGTGACCCTGACGCCGATCGCCAACGGCGTCTCGGTTTACGTCAGCTACCTCGTCGCGCCCGATCGCCAGCCTGCAGCTCTCTCATTTGACGTGAACATCTAATGGCGCAGCTTCCGACGCAGACCTTCACCGCCCTGGTCCGCGGCCAGGTCGCGGCGATCCAGGGCGCGGCCTCCGGACTGATCGACTTCACCATCGGCTCGATCCTTCGGGCGGTCGTGGAATCGGTCTCGCAGGTCGTGCTCTGGCTCCAGGGCCTGATCATCCAGCTGCTGACCGTCACCCGGCTGGCGACCTCGACCGGCACAGACGTCGATACCTGGGGGACGGACTTCGATCTGCCGCGCCTGCCGGCGGCCACGGCGACGACCGAGGAGACCTTTGGGCGCTTCAGCGCCACGCAACAGGCCGTCGTGCCGATCGGATCCAGCGTCGAGACCGCTGACGGCTCGCAGCAGTACGTCGTCATCATCGACTACACCAACCGGGCCTACAGCAATCCGCTGGGCGGCTACGTCCTGCCGATCGGGACACTGAGCATCAACTGCCCTGTGCAGGCGTCAGTCGCCGGCTCGGGTGGCAACTGTGTGCCTGGCGCGATCAACACCATCACCTCGTCGATCCCGGGCGTGGACTTCTGCACCAACGCTGCAGCGGTCGAAAACGGCCAGGATGCCGAGACTGACGCGGCCTACAAGATTCGCTTCATCGCCTGGATCAACAGCCTGTCGCGAGCCGTGAAGGCTGCGATCAATCTGGCGGTCATCTCGACGCAGTTGAACGTGACGTGCTCGCTCGTCGAGAACATGGCGTACAACGGCAACCCACAGCCCGGGTTCTTTTATGTCGTCGCCAACGACGGCACCGGAAACCCGCCACAGTCGCTACTGAACGCGATCGGGCAGGCTGTCGAATCCGTCCGCGGTTTCACGATCACCTACGCGATCTTCCCGCCGGTGATCATCCCGGCCACGGTCAGCATGTCGATCACGGTTGGGATCGGTTTCGACGTCACCACAACGATCACAGCGGTTGAGAACGCGATCAGCGTCTACATGGCGCAATTGAACCTTGGGCAGGCAATGCCTTGGTCTCGGTTGGCCCAACTCGCCTATGACGCCAGCCCTGGTGTCCTGGATGTGCTGAACATCCGTCTCAACGGTGCTCAGGCCGATATCGCGCCCACCAATCAGCAAGTGATCGAACTGACTTCGATCTCGGTCGTATCGACATGACGGGCGACCAAACGGACGTCTTCAAACGGCTGAAGTCCTATCTGCCGCCCTGGTTCGGCGCCGGGCCGACGCCGGTCCTGGACAGCCTGATCGGCGGCATCGCCTGGGCCTTGGCCGGGGTCTACGCCTTCTACGCCTACGCCAAGCTTCAGACGCGCATCCGGACGGCGACTGGCTTTTGGCTCGACATGATCGCGGCCGACTACTTCGGCACCGCGATCGTGCGCAAGCCGGGCCAGCTGGACCCATCGTTTCGGGCCTACATCATCGCCAACCTGCTGCGTCCGAGGGCGACGCGGCCGTCTATGCAGTCCTTGCTGCTGGCCATCACCGGACAAGAGCCGATCTTGTTCGAGCCAAACCGACCCTATGACACGGGTGCGTTCCACTCACCGACCTCGGTGGGCTATTTTCGGGAGGCGCGCTACGGCTCGCTAGCCGTTCCGTTCACCGCGATGATCACCGCCTACCGACCGCTCGCAGAGGGCGGACTGGCCGGCGCGGGCTTCTACAACGCCCCGAGGACGACGGCATTCCACAACCCTTTGTCGCCTTCGTATTTCAACGACTTGTCGCTCGACACCGTCTTTGTCGATGACGCCGACATCTACGCCGCCATCGAGGCCAACAAGGTCGCCGGCACCATCTGCTGGGTCGCGCTAACCGCGCCGCCGGCGCCGCCCCCGACCCTGGTCGGTGGCCAGCTTGATTTCTCGGACGCCAACAACAGCGCGCTCCTGGCCACGGTCTGACCGCGCGTCCGTCTACTGCTCAAGGATAGTCCATGGACCGACCGTTCGCCTATATCGGCGCGAGCATCTATGAGTGGCAGACGTCCGCTGGGGCGCAAGCCGCCATGGTGGGCTTGGGCAAACTTGCGCAAGCGGCGCTGGGCCCGTCGACGCAGGTCAATGGCCTGCCGTGCACACCGACGTCGCCCGCCTCACTGCAAGTGCAAGTCGGCCCAGGCGAGATCTATCAAATCGCCCCCCTCGAAGCGACGGCGTTCGGCACGCTGCCGGCCGACCTATCCGACACGCTGATCAAGCAGGGCGTCAACCTTCCAACGACACTGCTGGTCTGCGCGCCGCCGGCAACGGCTGGCCAGTCGATCAACTACCTGATCGAGGCCCAGTATCAGGACGAGGACGTCTCGATCGACCCGACCACGGGCAATCAGAACATCGTCCTAGCCTTCTACAACGCCAGCAATCCGACGGTGCCGTGGAGCGGCCCCAACAACACCGGGCAGACCTCCAACACATTCCGCAAGGGCATCGTCGCCCTGCAGGCCAAGGCCGGCACCGCAGCGACCACAGGTTCTCAGGTCACACCGACGGCCGACGCCGGCTGGGTCGGGCTCTACGTCGTCACCGTGGCGAACGGCCAAACCACGATCGGCTCCGGCAACATCGCCCTTGCGGGTGGTGCGCCGTTCATCACCGAAAACCTGCCGGTCAAGATCAGCCAGGCGACCGGCGACGCACGGTATATGCAGATCGGCAGCGGGCAGGGCGGCGCGGCGAATTACTGTGTCGCCTCCGGCGGCCCCAACGCCTTCACCGCGGCGCTCTCGCCGGTTCCCTCGGCCCTGACAGAGGGCATGCGGGTCTGGGTGCTCTTTCCGAGCACGAACACCGCGGCCGGCCCGACGCTGAACCTGAACGCGACGGGCGTCGCCGAAATCTTCGAAGCCGATGGTTTGACGCCCGTCCCGATCGGCCAACTGCCGCTCAACGCCGAACTGCTCTATCACGCGGCCGGTGGCGGCTCATGGGCGCTTCTGAGCGCTGCGCCGGTCACCGGGGCTGTCTCCAGCTTCAACACCCGCGCCGGCGCCGTCACACTGACCTCTGGCGATGTCACGACCGCCCTTGGCTTTACACCGCTGGATCGGGCCGGATCCGCCGCCGCCACGGCCAAGATCACCTTCTTCACTTCGACGACCGCGTCGGCAGCGATCAATATCCCGCAAGGCGCTGTGCCTGGAACACCGGTCAACGGCGACCTCTGGACGACTTCGTCTGGCGTCTTCGCGCGCATCGCCGGCACCACCCAACAGCTCGCCACGACCACGGGCGCGGTTTCATCGTTCAACACGCGCACTGGCGCGGTGACGCTGAGCGGTTCGGACGTCAGCACGGCGCTCGGCTTTACCCCGCTCAGCCCCGCCGGCGGCGCGGCAGCTACGATGACTGGCGTCTTCAACACGGTCGCTTCGGCGGTTGGTGGGGCTGGCCTGAACATCCCGCCTGGAACGGCCCCGACAACCCCGAACAACGGCGACTTCTGGTCGACGTCGAGCGGCTTCTTCGGGCGGGTTGCGGGCGGCACGGTGCAGTTCCTCACCTCGGCCGGAACCACGACCGTTGGCGACTTCGCCGTGTGGAACAACACGACCGGGACGGCCCTGAAGGACGTCTCGGCGGCCACGGCCGCTCAGGTTTGCGCGGGTAACGACAACGGCTCACCGCTGACGTCCAACAGCCTGGCGCTGGCCGGCGCCGAGCTCGTCCTGACGGATGGGGCGACCGTCACCTGGAACATGGCGCAAGGCTTCAACGCCAACCTCACCCTTGGCGGCAACCGCACCATCACGGCTCCGACCAACCCCATTGCTGGCCGCACCTACTTCCTGCGCATCATCCAGCCGGCCAGCGGCGGTCCCTTCGCCCCTGTTCTGCCGGTGAACTTTAACTTCATGGGCGCCGGAAACCCGACCTTCAGCACCACACCGAACAAGTTCGACGCCATCGCGCTCTATTGCTACGACGCCGTGACCCCGAACTTCGTCGCCTCGTTCATCCGAGGCACCTGATGTCGATGTTTCCCTTTCCGAGCGCCATGCTGCTCGGAGGCCAGCCGCTCGTCACGGCCTGGAACGCATCAAACCCACAGGGCTACGCGACGGTCAGCGGCGCTATCGCGACGGCCACCTATGTCAACCCGTCGTCTTCCTCCACCGGCCAGATGGCGTCCGCGACGATCGGAACGCGCCGCAAGTCGAGCGGCAAGTGGTATTTCGAGGTCACGCTGGCTGGAGCAGCGGCGACCGCCGTTGGCCAGCAAGTCGGCATCCAGCCACAGATCAACACCAATGCCAGCGACATCTATCACGTCGGGGGCATTGGAGCCGGCATCGGCATCGGCAGTCAGATTAACGCCGCCCCAGCTTCTGGGCAGGTGCTTTGCGACGACCTCAATTATAACTTCAACGGGTTCCCGCGTTTTTCTTCCGGTAGCACTATCTCTGTCGCCGTTGACCTTGATAACTTGCTGATATGGTTCGGCGTCAATGGCCAGTTCTATGGTTGGAACCCGTTTGCCTACGGGCGCCCGGCGGGTGATCCGACCTCAGGAACCTACGGCATCACGATCCCGCCAGCGTCCTACTACCCGGCCTATCAGAGCGTGGCCCAGGGCACCGGCACCTACAGCCAGACCGCGACCCTGAACACGAAGGGCGGCTTCAAATACACGCCGCCGCCAGGCTTCGCCCCCTGGGGCTAAGGCCCGCTGCCTGCTGCAATTCGGAGAACCACATGCGCGCACGCCTGTTGCTGGCCGCCCTCTGGGTTGCCTGCCTCTTCTCTGCGTCTGGCGCCCTGGCGCAGGACTATGTCGTCAAAGACGGCAATGGCTCGCCCCAGGTCATGTGCTCGGTCATCGTCGGCGGCGTCCAGTATCCGTGCCACCTGAGTTATTTCCTCCACTCAGGAAGCCCTGTCGCCGGCGCCGCCGATGCGTCGGGCAATCAAAATGTGAACGTGCTGACCGTCCCGCCCCCGGTGGCCCTGACGACGACGAACGTCTCATCGACCATCACCAGCGGCGGCTCGTTCCAGTCGGTGATCGCAGCGCTCAACACGCGCGCGGGTTGTCTGATTGAGAACCCGACGACCGCGACCGAGCCGCTCTACGTCTACTTCGGCGCCAACAGCTCGGCGACGGCGGCCACTTCGATTTCCTTGGCCCCAGGCGGGGTTACCAGCTGCGCGTCAGGTTCCGGCGGCGTTCTGACCGACAATGTGTCGCTCGAAGCCGCAACGACCGGCCATGCCTTTGTGGCGATGAAACAATGATCCGGCTCATTCGCGCTGCGGCGCTCGCCGCACTCCTCCTCGGCGGTCCAGTCGCCGCTCAGACCGTAACGCCGGGTGGCGGCGGGTCGAGCATCGCCACGCCCGTGAGCGTGCCCAATGGCGGTTCTGGCGCAGCCACGCTGACGAGCCACGCCGCGGTGCTTGGGCAGGGCACGTCCGCTGTTCACTTTGCCGCCCCTGGCGCGTCGGGCACCGTCCTGACAAGCAACGGGACGACATCGGACCCGACTTTCCAGGCCGTCAGTGGGGTCGGGACCGTGACGTCCGTGACTTGCGGAACCGGCTTGACGGGCGGCGCCATCACGTCCTCTGGGACATGCGCTCTTTCGGCTCCCGTTTCGGTCGCGTTGGGGGGCACGAATGCCACTTCGGCCAGCGGCACCGCGCTCGACAACATCACCGGCTTTAGTTCCACTGGCTTCATCAATCGGACCGGGGCAGGGACTTACACCTTCTCGTCAGTCCCGACGATCACCTCGACGCCGGTCGCCAATGATTGCGCGTCCTGGGCGTCGCCGTCGGCGGTGCAGGACTCGGGCGCGCCTTGCGGCACCGGCACAGTCACCAGCGTTGGCCTCTCGCTGCCCTCGATGTTCAGCGTCTCAGGCTCGCCGATTGCGGGTAGCGGCACGCTGACTGCGAGCCTGGCCTCGCAAGCCATGGGCGCGGTCTTGATCGGCCCCACGTCGGGCTCAGCGGCGCCGACGTTCCGAGCTCTGCAGGGCGCCGACCTCCCGCAGCCGACATCCTCGACGCTGGGCGGCGTCGAAAGCCTCGCCTCGACATCGCATCAGTGGATCAACTCGATCTCCACGACCGGTGTGCCGACGTCTTCTCAGCCCAACGTCTCCGACCTCGCGGGCGGTGTCACCGGCCCCTATACGGGAGAGGTCTCACAGCCGTTGCCGCCGGCAGGTGATCCGCCATGCCTGAACATCTTTCGGTATCTGAACTCGACGCAGGTCAGCGCCGTCAAGGGGTTTACGGCTACGACCGCGACTGTGGATTTCGCCACGATTCTGCCCAGAGCGATCAGCGCGATAACCTACGCCAGCGCCAACGGAAACGCCGGCCCCGAGATTTGTTTGCCGCCGGGTCTATACCCGTTCAGCGCGACTCTGGATATCCAGACGCAAGTAACCATTAGGGGATCCGGTGGCGGCGGGGGGCTGGCGGGGACCGCGTTCGGCACCGAACTGCTATTCCCGGCCAACACCCCCGGTATCATTCTCGATCAGTACGGGACCACGGCCTGCGCGGCTTCATCTTCGACAACGACAGCGGCCGGCACGGTTATCGAAAACCTTGCGGTCGTAGGGAGCGGGACCAGTACGTCTAACCACGGTATTCACATGTGCGTCCGCGCCAAGCTGCGCGACGTCAATCTTCTGAACTTTTCAGGCTATCAGGTATGGGTCGACGGGACCAACGGAAATGCCAATGAAGTCGACATAGATACGCTAAATTGCCAAAGCCCAACCAGCCTGTGGTGTCTTTATATCCAAGGAGGTAACGCAAACGCCGGCAACTACACCGGTATTGGGGTTCTTACGTCCGGCGGCGGCGGGATTGCTGATCGAAGTTTCTTGGGAAGCAACCTATCGGCTGTACACATAGACCAGGACGACTTGTTAAATGAGGGTTCCGTTACTTACGGCGGCAATGTTTATGCCCTGATTAATTATACACCCGGCATCGGCGCGAGTACGACGCCCGGCACAAACAACGCAATTTGGTACAACGAAGGCGTGGGAAGCGGGCCGCCCGCCTGGAGCGGTTCCGGCACCTACATTGTTTCGGCGCCGATATTCGGGGATCAAGCCAACGCTCGAAGTGTTTGGACTGATCCTTATGTCGAGACAGGCTATCCCATCAGCCACGTATCGCCACCAGGGATTGTGATTGGTGGCAACATTCAAACTGCGTTCACCAGCTACACGCCGTTCATCTACTCGGCGTCTGGCGTTGGAGGCTTTATCGCCAGCCCGAACGGCATGGGCGGCTTTCAGTATCTCACCAGTGGCGACCTTCGCGGAACCTTCGCTGACAGCTATGCGGGATACGACGGTATGCACGTCAATAACCAAGCGGGCCTAGGGTTTCAAATCTCACCAGACCTCGGCGTCAGTGATCCATACGATGTAGCCCTGTGGTGGAGCAGCACCGGGATTTCCGCCGTCGCAACGGGCCAGTTTACTGCTCTGACCTTCGGCCGCACGAGTGCCTTCCCCTATGCCTTCACCGCCAGCAACTTCGCCATCGGAGACGGTGGGAATAACCCATATAACGGGAATGCGCGAGGTATCAGAAACGGTACGGCGAGCCCGACAAGCACGGGCGATGCGGTTGGCGAGATCGTGTTCAACCGTACTCCCGCCACCGGTCAGCCCATATGCTGGATGGAGACGACACAAGGATCGCCTGATACATGGGCCGCTTGCCCGCCCCTTGGCGCTACAGCCGTCCTCAGCGGCACGTCCGCTTCACTTGGCGGCAGTTCTCTAGCAGCTGGAGCCTGCTCCACCACGACAGTCTCAATCACCGGCCTGACGACATCCATGGCGATTGAGGCGACGCCA